GCCCATTGCTGGATGTTTTACTAGGCTATCACACGCAAAATTAAAGGTCAACGCCAGACAAGGCTAAAGTGTACGATTTTTGAAGCATGCGCCCCGCGTTGTTAATCCGCCAAGAAATTTATGTCATAAGCAGATTGACAGGCTGCAAATCCCGTCTTTAACCTCGATGATAACAAATAACCACAGGACCACCAGTTAATTAGCTTCTAAGTGCAGGTGATCCGAAGCTAGAGGCGCCGGAGTAGAAGAAGTCCAGCTGCCGGGCCGGTTCACGGCTCCTGACTAACTATCGCAAGCTAAGGCCAACGCCAACGGGACACACCCAATTTGGGTGCGTCCCGTTTTTCGTTGACGCACCATTTTCTGAAAATTCCGCCTGAAAACTCCGGAAGAACCCGGCCCCAAGCTAGTCCCACAAGGCTAGTCCCACCAGGCTAGTCTCAAAAGGAGGTGAAACGTTGGAACAGGTAGCCACCGACCCCTTGGCAATGGATTCTTGGCAAAGGGAGCGGCTGTTGGAAGCCCTGGAGGCCTTCCGCAAAGGAGTGGGTGAAGCTCCGTTGTTGCGTAAATGGAGTGAAACCGGGAACGGGGAGGCCACTGCAAGCCCGGCTTCCCCAATCCCGGCTTCGAAAGCTAGCCAGCCTGGCACCATGTCCTTTGTGCTCTCCACCGATGAGGTGGACAGGCACGGCGATGTTATCGCCACAGGAGGCTGGAACCTGGATTCATACCGTACAAACCCGGTCTTTCTGTGGGCGCACGATTATGCCCGGCCGGTAATTGGGCGGGCTGTGGAGACATGGTTGGAACCGCACCGGTTGTTGGCCCGGGTGGAATTCGCCCCCACCGACTTTGCCCAAGAAGTGGCGGGATTGTACCAAGCTGGCTACCAACGGGGCGTTTCAGTGGGGTTCAAGCCACTGCGGTTTGAAGAGATGAGGAATGAGAAGACCGGGGCGCTGGTGGGAATTCGCTTCTTGGAACAGGAGCTTCTGGAGGTGAGCGCTGTGCCGGTCCCCGCCAACCGGAGCGCCTTGAGGCGAGCCCTAAATGAGGCCCCCATGGCCGCTGAGTACCTGCTCCGCTCGGCTAAAGCACCAGAGCTACTAGTCTCAAACCAATTTGGCTCAAACCCTTCGACCTCAAACCCTTCAGGCGAAACAGCGGGAGCAGCTTTCGAAGCCATGTGGGGCATAATCTCCGCCCGTATAGATGACTTGGCAAAACTGACGGAAGAATTGGCCAACGACGCTGCGGAGGTGGAAAAGGCGGCTTTCGGTGGCGGAGGCTACTCGGTTAGGGAAACCTGGGTACCGGAAATACTAGCGGCTTTGAGAGAGGCCCACCGCTAACCCGGAAGGCAAGAAAATCCACTGCGTGGCCGGCTAATTAGCCAGGCTGTTTACCGGTAAATGTTCTACTAGAGTTTCTGGCCACAAGCACAAGTTGAATAGGAGGCACTAATGACCATCGGAACACATGAATTGGAACTCATCAAGCGGGAAATGGCCGGCATCCGGGATTTCTACGAATCACGGATGGATGCCGAGTTGCCTCCGCTAAAGGAAGAAGTAGGCCGCATCGCCTCGGAATTAGGGCGGGTACAGAGCGCATGGCGGGACGGTGAAAAGCGGGCTATTTTGGCCAGGTACAGCGACGGGGACCGGGTCCGCGTGCCCTATGGGAAGTATACCGGGCTGGACCTCCTGGATATGGCCTGCGTAAGAAGCCTGCTGACCGCTCAGGTGCGGGAGCCTTCCGGCGTTAATCCCAGAATGCTTGAAGATTGGCAAGTTAACTTTAAGGCCGCCATGGACTCGACCACCGCAGGCACCGGCGACGAGCTGGTGGACACCCAGGAGGCCCGGGCGCTTTGGGACGACGTCAATCTTGAAACCGCCGTCGCGCCCTTGTTCAACACAATCCAAATGCCCAGCAACCCGTTTCAGATTCCCCTGCAGTTGAGCGACGTGAACTGGTTTCCCGGCACGGAGAACGTGGCAACCAAGAGCACGGCCCTCACCACCGCCCGCCAGACCTTGACGGCCTACGAGTTGGTGGCCGAGGTTCCCTGGTCCTACGACCTTGATGAGGACGCTGTCATCGCCATGATGGAAGAACTGCGCCGGGGATTGCTGCGCAACGCCCGAGAGGTGATAGACGATGTCATCCTCAACGGCGATAACACAACTACCAACAACATCAACGCCGACGGCGCTACCATCGCCACCACCGACGCTGGCAAGGGGCAATGGCTCCTGGGCTTCGACGGCTTGCTCCACCTGCCCTTGGTGGATAACACCAGCCAGGCGGTAAATCACGCGGCCGCTGTCTCCGACGACATGTTTAATGAAATCCGCACCAAGATGGGCAAGTACGGCGTGCGGCCGTCGGACGTGGTTTACATCACCGACGTCAACACATTCATCCGCGCTCTCAGCATCGGAAATTTCCGGACATTGGACAAGTTCGGCCCCCAAGCCACCGTCCTGACCGGCCAACTTGGGTCCGTAGAAGGCATACCCGTGATCGTGTCGGAACAAATGAAGCTGGCCGACACCGACGGCAAGGTCACCGACGCTGGCAACGGCACCAACACGGGCCGTCTACTGGCCTTAAACCGGAGTCAGTGGCGGGTGGGCTTTAAACGGGAACTCACCATAGAGACTGTCCGGGACCCCCAGAAGCGCCAAAACATCATGGTGGTCAGTTTCCGTATTGCTCTGCAAGAGCGCACCGGCAGCCGCTCCACTGCCACCCACATGGCCCTGCAATACAACATAACCGGGGTTGCTTAAACCGGCGATTCAAAAACCCAAGAATGCTCCGCTGGCCGTGGCACTTAATTCGTGGTCGCATTGACCCCGAGCCACGGCCAGCGGGCACAACGGCACAAGCCTGATAATCGGCCTCTTAATAAGGGACAGGAGGAAAATACATGACAACCATCAGCCAAGCCGACCCCACTGCCGAGGCAGTAAAGAACATGTTCTCCCCGGACCAGAGCGGCATTTCCTACGTGATGAAGCGTTACATCGTCGAAGACCTGGCTTCGGGCAACGCCAACGCCTTCGCCTTCGCCGTCCAGAATCCCGAAGGGGTGGACTGCATAGTCACCAACGTAATCGTGGATATCACCACCGCCGGTGGGACCGCTAACTCGGTGCTGGACGTCGACGTGGTGGCCGACGCCACGAGCACCGGTGCCGCCATCATAGATGGCTTGAACCTCAACGCCACTGGGGTCGGCGACCGGCACGATGATGCCGGCACCACCGGAGGCGAACCCAAGAAGTGGGACAAGAAAGGCGGCAGCAACGAATACGTCACAGGGAAAATCCTGGTTGCGAACGCTGCCAGCCTTGTGGGCAAGGTAATCATCGAATACGTGCCCTTGAGCTAGGCGTTTCCAGACCGGTGGGGGGTTAGCTGGAGTGCTGCTCCACCTTCCTCTTCGGGCCCCGAGCCCTGAGTAATTCAGGGCTCTGGGCGGACCACCCAACTTAAGCATTTCCGGGTAATTTTAACGCCGGGTAGTTTAAACACCGGGTAGTTTACACACCGGGTAGTTTAAACACCGGGTAGTTTAAACACCGGGTAGTTAAACGCCGGGTAGTTTAAACACCGGGTAGTTAAACGCCGGGTAGTTAAACGCCGGGTAGTTTTAGCAGAGGTAGATTTAACGTGCCACCGTATCTGGCATGGTGTTCGGTGTGGAGGAATAATGGTTATTTCCGGAACGATAAAGGTAACTTCGGCTGGAACCAGGGTTCAGGCCGCCCATAAAGGTAATTTCAAGACCGTCGTGTTCAAGGCGCGGTCGGACAATACCGGGGACATGTATCTGGGTGGTGACGACGTATCCTCCTCCGCAGGGATGACCCTAACGCCGGGGGAATCATTACAGTTCCAGTTGGCCACTCCGGCCTCGACCGCCCAGTTTTGGGCCGACGCCGCCAGCAACAATGATCAAGTTGACTTTATTGGGAGTCTCTGATCAACAGTCTCAAGATAGTCAAAAGCCCAATTCAGAACTCTCTGTCCGGCGGAGATGACGCCTTAAGCTTCCCCAAAGGTCAAATTTGAGCAGACCTTTCGGTCGCCGGACGCGGGCGAATGGTCTAATGCGGCCACACCGACCACCAGCCCAGGAGCAACAATGAGCCAACTCACCAAGGCCAAGGTTTCCAAGGCCTACGCCGCTGTAGCCGGTCTCACCATAATCGCTATTTCCGGTTTGGAGCGCTACGCCCTTAGCCAAGGCGTTAATGGCAACGCCTTGACCGCCTCCCTGGCAGCCATCGCCGGCCTGGGTGGCGCCGGGATCGGAAGGCTTTTCAAGTGACCACTCGAACCAAGACTTCTAGAAACCGCACTGCAAGCGTGAGGCAGAGGCCCTACGTCGCATTGGTCAACGCCCACGACTCCAACACGTCCAACACCAGAGAGACGCTGGCCACCCCTGCCAAAGGACGGCGGATCCGCCTGCTCCGGGCCCGGGTCATCCAGGAACAGGCCGATGGCAGGCACCTGTGGGAGTTGTATTTCGGCACGGGCAGCGACATCACCGTCAACCCGGAGAAAGCGGTGGACATTTTGGACGTACCCAACGAAGGTGAAGTCGCCACCAGAACCTTCCTCAAATCTCAAGGCCCCAGAGGATTGCGTGACGAGGTTTTGAGCGGACGCTGGCTGGGAACGGCCCCGGCCACGGTGCATAAGATCGTCGTCGAGTACACCGAGGAGTCTTAGGCCGTGCCAACGCTCGGGTTGCGCCGGGCCGCCCGCCGGGCATATCGGGCCTTATTGCGCCGTCGCACTTACCAGTTGTTGATCAGGGCCGTGGATGCCAGCACCGACATCGACCGTCAGACGATATTGTCCCCTTCTCCGGGAAAGCGGCTTCGCTTCATCCGGGCCAAGGTATTGCAGGAATCCAGCGACGGCCGCCATCTGTGGGAGTTGTTCTTTGGCGATGCGGGCAACATGATCACGGCGCCCAACCGGGCAATCGATGTCCTGGCCGTCCCCGACTCAGGCAGCTCCGCCACCAGAACTTTCTTGAGAGACCAAGGGCCCAAGGGAAAGCGGGATGAAGTGCTGAGCGGACGGTGGCGGGGCACTGCGCCTACCTCGGTCCACAAGATCATCATCGAGTACACCGAGGAATCTTAGCTTGAGATGGGCGAGCGAAACGGGGATTTTCCTGGCTTGTTGACCGAGCTTAAATTCTTTTCTTAACAAATCGTTCTTAACAAAAAGGAGGCCGGATGGGTCGTGAAGCCTACAGGTCTTTATATGGGGACCTGACCAAGTTGAAAGATGATAGCCTGCTTAAGGATCCGGCCGCAGGCAGCGGAGACGATTACGAGATGTTCCAGCTCCTCATCGCAGTGTCAGACTGGGTGGAATACTACTGTAACCGCCACTTCTACCCGCGGACCCAGACCTTAGTCTTTGACGGAAACGGCGGCGGCCGGTTACTAATACCGGACTTGGTGTCCCTTACCAGCTTGAAAGAGGACACCAACGACGACAAGACGTTCAATGAAACCTGGGCAGCCACGGACTATTGGCTTGAGCCCTACAATGCCGAGCCTAGCCAACATTGGGGCCAGCCTTACACGGCCGTTCGAGTGCGTCAGAAAGGCACTAAAGACAGTTTCTCCGCCGGGGAGCAGCACTTCCAGATTGATGGCGTTTGGGGGTACCGGGAAAACAAAGAGGATAGCGGCACAGACCTCAACGACGCTTCCATGACCACTTCAAAGACCACCGTCGCGGTGGATGACGGCACCCAGTTCGCCATCGGCCAGACCGTAATGATTGGTAGTGAGCAAATGCTAGTTACCAACATTTCCGCCAACAACCTAACCGTGACCAGGGCGATTAATGGCACTACCGCCGCTGCCCATGCCGATAATTCCGACGTTTATATACTTCGCTGGCCGGCCTCAGTCGAGCGGGCCGCTCTGATCCAGGCCGCCCGGATTTGGACCCGGGCCGCCGATTTTGAGCCGTTCTTTGTCGACGCCGACGTGGACACAGATGTCCGGTTACTGCTGGACCCCTATCGAAAGTTGGCAGCGTGAGCGGGCAACAAACTCTAAACCCTATAGGTGTTGGATTGGCCTACTGGCTTGTGACGAATTTCCCAAACCCCCGGACATAGCTTGACTTTGGAGGGAATTTGGGCTAAACTCCCTCGGTTTTCCGGTACATTATCGAATAGAGTGTATCAACGGTCGCGTTCGTGTGTACCGCGTAGGGCGTTGCATGGGGGAAGGCAACGGTCGATTGGAAAAGCCTGTCTACACTGCACGGAGGAGCGGAAATGTTGAATCGACGCATCATTAACCTCAAGACGGTTTTGCCATTGCTCGGAGCGTTGCTCCTGGTAATCGCCGTTGCTTGCGGATCGTCCGCAACGGCCACGCCACGGCCCACCTCGGCCCCGGCGGCCACGCAGGCTCCAGCGGCTACCCAAGCCCCGGTGCCTACGACCGCACCTGCGGCCACCGCCATACCTGGTGTAATTACTCGGCCAACTAACACCCCGAGGCCCCTCGCCACAAGCGCGGTCCAGCCAACGGCGGCCCCGGCGGGCGGACCCAAGGCTGGCGGCCACGTCAACATGTCGGCCTACGCCGATACCAAGGACTGGGACCCCAAGGGGTCTTCCTCCCTCTCCAGCATCCAGGCCACCGGCCAGCTATACAACCAGATCGTTCAGATGGACACGGTGGACACCAGTCTCGTGGTGTGTGACCTGTGCGAGAGTTGGGAAGTCACTAACGGTGGGCAAAGGTTTACCTTCCGAATACGTGACGGCATTAAATTCCTGGACGGGGAGACTCTGGACGCTAATGATGTGGCCTTCTCCATGCTTCGGTACGGGGATCTCGATGGCGCAACCGGCAGGTCCGGACTCTGGCGCAACTACACCCTAGAAGCGAAAAACGGTGGGGTAAACCTGATTGACGACCTCACTGTAGAGTTCAACCTTTCCTTCCCGTCGGGAGCTTTCATCAAGTTCTTGGCGATAGACTACGTAAAGGTGCTCCCCGAACACTGGTTGCGGCAGGGCATCGACCTGAACCAAGCTGAGAACGTAATCGACTTCCAATCCGGTTCCGGGCCGTTTGTTCTCGATGAATATCAACGGGGGAATTTCTACAAAGTGTCCAAGAACCCAAACTACTTCAAGGAAGGACGCCCCTTCTTCGACAGCATAGATCACTTCATAATCACCGACACCAGCGTCTGGATTGCCCAGGTCAAGGCGGGCCAGATAGATATGTCAAACGGTGGTTTCACCAACCTATCCCCGACCCAGTCTTTCCAGGTCGAGAAGGACACAAACGGCAGGATTCAAACGGTCCAAGTGTCGCCCTCGGCTGACTGGGGGTTGATGATGAACGTCAAAAAGGCGCCCTTCAATGACGCACGGGTCAGGGAGGCGATTCAGCTTGCCATAGACTACCAGCAATGGAACGATTTGGTCTTCGATGACACCTCCGGCGTAGGATGCCCACTCATGGGACTGGCCCACTCCTTTGAGGAGTGCCTGCAATGGCCCCGGCGGAGCGGAAGACATAGCGAAAGCCAAGCAGCTTATGATTGATGCCGGTTTCCCGGACGGATTCCAGACCAGGTACGACGTCCGGCAAGTGGGTACCTACCCCGATCAGTGCTCCGTGGTCAAGCAGCAGTTAAAGGATGTTCTGGGTATTGACGGTGATATAACCACCTATCCCAGCGCTGCTGGCTACGCCGTCTTTGGCCAGTCCCGGCCGGCGGACCAGGAAGGTGAATGGGAGTTGGCCTGTCAAGGCGAGGGTCAAGTGGTCCTCGACGTTGACGGTATAATGGGCGGCGTTTACCTTAAAGGCGCAACCCGGAACTATACGGACTGGGAAAATGACCGGGTCAATGCATGGTTCGAGGAGCAGAAGGTCGAAACCGACCCAGCAAAGCGAATCGAAATCACCAAAGAGCTGGAGACATTCCTCTTTAGCCAAGAGGACAACCACTGGATAACCCTCGGATGGGGCGTATTGATGTGGATGATCAGTGAAGATATCCAAGGTTTCAACGCTCCTCAGACGGTGCAGACCCACTTCAAACACGAAGACCTGTGGCTTGACCGGTAATATCCTGTTAAGCTATCAATTCACCTGCTAACCAGATGGCCTGCCCCGATACGGAGCGGGCCATCATCGAATTTGGGTGACTGACAAACCAATCCAGACCGAAGCTTTCAGCGTATCTGGTTACTACTGACCCAGAGGCCGGGAAAAGTCTAGTGACAGGACTGGGTAAATGCGACAGTATGCGTTAAAACGGATCGGGCTGTTTATACCGACGATCGTGTTGATCACGATAATCATCTTCGTGGTGATGCGACTGATCCCCGGCGATGCCTGTCTGGCCATTCTAAGCGATGGCGAAGCTGCCTACTCGCAAGAAGAACTGGAGAACTGTCGCGTCGAACTCGACCTAAATAGGCCGTTGGTGATCCAATACTTCGATTGGATTGGCGGCGCGATACAAGGCGACTTCGGCGATTCCCTGTGGTTCAAGTCCTCGGTAATGAATGAGTTAGCAGACCGGATCCCGGTCACCGTTGAGTTGACCATCTTGGCCATGCTAATTGCCGTGGTGTTCGCGGTTCCCTTGGGCATCCTTTAACTGCTGCTTGACCACGGAGCACTGATCGGGGTAGGTACCCACTTGCCGGACGTCGTACCTGGTCTGGAATCCGTCCGGGAAACCGGCATCAATCATAAGCTGCTTGGCTTTCGCTATGTCTTCCGCTCCGCCGG